CTACCTTGACATGGTAGGGGTCACAGGTTCGAACCCTGTACCGCCCACCACTCTCAAGCCAGATGCAGCAAGGCTTGAAGTGGAAAGAGTAGATTCAGGGGTCACGCAAGGTGACCCCAAAGTGACCCCAAGTAGGGCACGCAGTCTCGGAACATCCTTCCCCAGATCCTCGATAATTTCAGTAAGCGCTGCGCGTGCCGGGCCCATGTAGGCCGGGTCAAATTTCGCGTATGTGTCCGTGGTGCCGCCGGCGTGGTGGCCCAGCAGGCCAGAGACCTCCCATGCGGGCACGCCGCGCTGGCGCAGCCACGTGCCCAAGGTATGCCGCACCGTCTTCGGAACGAACCACATGGGCAGCAGGGCGCGCTTGCGCAGCTTTCGCCAGGTGGTCTTGATGGACCCGATGTGTCGGCCATGCCAATGCACCAGGTACGACTCCGCTTTGGTCTGGTCCAGATAGGCGTCCAGAGCCGGCAACAGAGGAACTACTGGCCGGAATTTCTTCGTCTGCCTGCGCCCAGGCGGGTTGAGCCGAACGAGCTTTGCCGTCCGGTCGATCTGGAAGCGCTGAAGGTCCCGGGCCGCGTCCCCGCGGCAGGCCGTGCACAAGCGCACGAGGAAGTAGGCCCAGATGTGTTCAGGCATCTCCGCATTCAGCAATCGCACGATTTCAGCGCGGCTCGCATAGTAGGGGTAGGGCTCGCCGTTCGGCGGCAGCTCCACAAACGGGACCTGAGTGATCTCGCCCCGTCGCCATGCTCGATTCATTGCCGCCTTGCCCACGCCCACCAGCCGGCGCACGTAGCCGTCGGAGTACTCGCGCTCCACCAACCACTTCATGAAATCCTCTTGGCGGGGAATGGTCAGGTCAGCCACGGTTGCGGCTGGGCCAAAGAACTCGCCCCAGAGATCGGCACCACGGCTCGCGCTGTCCTTGCTGGCCAAGGCCTCCCCGTGCTGGTGCATGTATCGGGTCAGGACTGTGCTCAGCAGGACGTCGGACGGCGCCTGATCCTTCATGGCAGCGTTTTCCACGAACCACTGGGCGAGGGCTACCTTGGCTTCGTCAGGATCTCTTGTGCCAAGCGAAGCGCGCTGCTTGCATCCCGTGGCGTCGCGCCACGCCCGATACCAGACGGTTGAGCCTTTGCGTTGCTCGAGCCAGTAGTCGCCGAGACGGAAGCGGGTTGACACGTTTGCTGCTCCAGGTAGTTCAGTAGATGAGTTTCGGTGTAGCGGGCCTGCCGGCCGATCCGGGTAAACCCGATCTCGCCGGCGGCGCGGCGGCGGCGCAGGGTCACCTCTGCGACCCCGAGGTAAGCCGCCGCCTGTTCCTCGGTGAACAGGTCAGGAAGTCGCTCAGCGGCGCCCATGGGCACCTCCCGCCGCCCTTCGGCGGGTCGGGGTGGTCAGGGCGGTGCCGAAATCCAGCTGAACGATATTGTCCGCCGCCGGCGCCGCGATCGCGGGCATAACCTTCCGCGCGCTGCGGGTAGGGCGGTTGATGCGCCGCCATTCGGCCAAGGCTTGGGCGGGCTCTGCGTGCTTGCTGGTGGCCCGGCATTTGCACTCGACCAGGTGGCCACCGCCGCGGTCTACGCCGCGCAGGTCGAGGATGTGGCGCGCGCTGTGACCGGCGGCGCAGGCCGGCAGCCCTTCGGGGTGGCTGATGTGTCGCTGGGTCATCTATATTTCTCCCGTTGAGTTATGGCGCAGCCATTTCGAGAAGCATTTCGGCAACCGGGTCCATCTGGGTGCATGTTTGCCTCGGCGACAAAGAGGGCGCAGAGTGGCGGGAATTCACCATTCGGGGTTTGCGATGGAATTCGACTCGATTGAGGTCCTTCGTGTTACCGGCCATGTCGGTGACGTTCCATACTCTGCGGTGCTTCTGTACGACCCTTCTGGCACGTACCAAATTCGAGACTGGACGGCTCGCGGCGTAGAGGCTATTGGCGCTAAAGACGTCCATACAACTCGAGCCCTGGCAGTAGCGGCGCTTGAGAAGCACATTCAATTGACGTTGGGTTGAGCTGCCACGAGGTGACGTTTGGTTGGCTACGGTGATCTGCTCCATCAGGCAGCGACCGCCATCGGCACGGCGACCGGGTCCAGGTTGGCCACGGCCAAGGCGCGCAGCGGGGGCGGGCTGACGCTGTTGCCGACCATTCGCACTGCAGCGCTGGTGGTCAGCGGCGTGCCGTCGGCGGTGCGGTCGATGATGTAGCCGGCCGGGAAGCCTTGGGCCCGGTACAGCTCGTGCGGCTTGAGCATGCGCAGGCCGATATCGACGATGACGTAGGGCGTGCCCTTGATCACCACCGTGACCAGCGCCAGCCGGTCTCGCGTGGTGATGGTATCGACCGGATCCGACAGGCTCGGCACGTTGGCGCCGGTGCCGTAGTACTTGATCAGGAAGGCCGCCACCCGCAGCGCGCCGGCCTCCTGCTCGGGGCTCAGGGTGCACTCAACCACAACCTGATTACCTGCACTGGTAATGGTGGGCACCGGCTCGCCCGCCGCAGCGCCAGGGTGCGCGCTGGTGTTGGTCATCAAGTGGGCGGTGACCAGCTGCTGCTGGCTGCCGCTGGCGGTGATCGTGCTGACAGGGTCGCGCGCGTCGCGCCCTCCACCCTCGTAGAACCCACCGTTGGCTTGCTCAAGGAAGGCCGTAGCCAGAGCGTGGTGCTCAGCCTGGGCTGCCACGGTGGTGAGCGGAGTGCGTGCATCGGCGCCGACCATGTTCCGCCGCAGAGTGACCAGCGAAGCAGCGGCGATGCCCAAGGCATGCGCGGCACCGGCAGGCCGGGCAGCGCCTGCCCCCGACGTGATGGTGGGCACCGGCTCGGTGATGGGCGTGCCGATGCTGTCGCCGCGGAACTTCACCAGGTGCGGGGCCGCCACTGCATGCTTCACGCCGCCTGCCACAATCGTGCCCAGCGGCTGCTGCAGGTCCAGTGCGCGCGGCGCCTGGCCAGCGCGCTCCCCGTAGCCGGTCTGCACCAGCACCGGTGCCACCAGCGCGGTGTCCGCCTTCGCGGTCATCGTGTAGAGCGGGTCAGCACCCGAGCGTGGTTCCGACTGGCCGGCACGGCCGCCAACGCCGGCGAGGATCGGCGTGACCACGGAGAAGTGGCCACCCTTTACCCCGGCGCACATGGTGCGCAGCGGCTCCCCCGCATCCATGGTGCGCTGGGTGCTGGCGTTGGCATGCTCGGTGATGAAGGGCGCCAGCTCCGGCATGGCCAGCATCAGCTCGCCGCGATTGGCGGCGGTGATGGTGCGCAGCGGATCGTGCACGTCATGCACGCGGTCGGCCCCCTGGTGGGTCACCGGCACGATGAACGGGTCGGCCGCCTGGATGACGTGTCGCATAGTGCCCTTGGCGATGCGCCGCATGGTGGCGTCGGCCAGCGGCTTCGCCCGAGTGAAGATGGACGGGCAAGGGATGCTGAAGTCCAGACAGTCGGCGGCGGACACGCGCGGTTTCTGGCCTAGCGCGCTGCCATGGCTGGCTGCCGGCCACAAGATCGCTTCCCCGTCGCGGCGACCGATCAGGAACAGGCGCTCGCGGCTGGTGCCGGCACCGTAGTCGCTCGCCACCAGCTTGCGCCACTCGACCACGTAGCCCAGCGCCCGGAGCGCTGCGACGAATTGAAGCCAAGTGCTGCCCTTGCCGCGCACGCGCCGATGGCCGCGCTTGCGTGCGGTCCGTGCCTTGTCGGGGACCAGAAGCTGGTTCTGCACTGGCACGCGTTCTCCCGGCGCGGCAACCTCGTTGCGCACGTGGATCTGCTCAATCTCTACCGTGCCGTCGCGGCGCTTCACCTCGCGTTCTTCGAAAACGGCCTTGAACACGCGGCCAGTGTCCTTGCAGCGCTTAGCCACGAGCGGACCCCACGTCAGGATCTGCCAGACGTTTTCCATCGAGAGGATGCGCGGCGCCGTGTTGGTGCCGTTGCGCCGATCGGCGCGCAGCAGCATCCCAATCCACTTCAGCACCACCCACGACAGGGCCCGCGTCTTCCGGCTGCGTGGCTGGCCGCCCTTGGCCTGACTGAAGTGGGTGCAGTCAGGGGAGGCGTGGAACCAGCCGATGGGCCGGCCGGCCACGTCGACGCGCGGATCCGCGTGCCAGATGTCTTCCTGGTGGTGGCTGGTCAGCGGGTGGTTCGCCGCATGCATGCCGATCGCCATGGGATCGTGGTTGTAGGCAAGCGCCGGGTCTTGGCCCAGCGCCTGCTTGAGCGCCTCGCTGGCGCCGCCGCCGCCGGCGAACAGGTCGACCACGATCTCACCGGGCCGCAGGCGGGAGCGCTGCGGCAGGGGGAAGTTGAATGAGCGGGAGCCATCAGCCATTGGTGCATTCCTTGTTGATCAGAGCGCGCAGCCGCGCCACTTCGTCCGGGTGTTCGTCGCGCCACTGCTGCCAGGTGCTGTCGGTCAGCTTGTGCTGCATCCAGCAGGACACGTCGGGGGTAGGGGCAAAGGGTTCGGCACCGGCCGCGCACTGTGCGCACTGGTTGCCGCCGCCGTGCTGCATGCAGAAGAAGAGGCCGCAGGCTTCCTCCCCGCCATGGGGCTCGCCTCCGCACACGTAGCTCAGCCCCCGGTGGATTTCCTGGCCGCAGCCCGGGTGGTCGCAGGTGGCCGGCACGCCGTAGCCCACGTCGCGGTTCCAGTGCTCGTCGTATCCGACGGCCCAGCTCATCACGCAGCCCCCGGGATTTCGGCGACTGCGGGGACCTTCGTGCGAAGGTCACGCGGCGGCTTGACGGTGGCCAGGGTGGCGGGCTCGGTGCTGGCGACCAGCTCGGCGATGAAGGCCGGCCACAGTTCTTCCCAGAAGCCGATGGCTTGCGGGTTCGCAACCTGGCCAATGGGGCCATGGCCGTCGCACAGGTAGGCGTACAGCCATTCGGTCGTGTACACCATTTCGCGGAATTCGAACTCGTCAGTAGGACGGTGATCGGCGAGGTCGTCCCACCGGTCGCGTGCCTGCTCGCTGCTGAGGTCGCCCGCCTTGCGCTTGCTCAGGATCACGGCCCGCGCCTGGGCCATAGCTACGTCGGCGTCGAAGACGTGAGCATCAGCGCCCCAGAGCTTGTTCAGGGCATATCCGCGATCGATCTTTGCCAAGAAGCGCGCTGCGGGCCGACCCATGCTTCCCCAGTAGTAGCCCACCGTGCCGAAGCTGGTGTTGCAGGTCAGTTCGCACCAATGGTTCTGGCGTTCGCCCACGCCACTGACGCCTTCGCGCAGATAGAAGCTGCCCCATTCGCCATTGATGCTCAGCCGGATGCAGCGCACCTGGTCCTCGGCCGGAGTAGCGCGCAAGGCTGCGGCGATGGCGCGCAGGGTGACGCCCGTTGAGGGAAACTGCGTTCTCGCCCGTTCGGCGCCGATGGGGTCGCCGTAGCGCTCATACTCTGCGGCCAGCAGTTCGCGGGCCTGCTGTTCGATATCAGCCATTGACCGGCTCCTTCTCGGGCCCGAAGAACTCTGCCAAGCCCAGGTATATGGCCTGTGCCTGTTCGTGGGTCATATCGATGGAGATGCCGCAGCCTGTCAGCTGCAGGTCGAAGCCGTGAGTGTTGACGACGGAGGGCGCGCCTTCCTCGCCGGTGATGTCGATGGCGACCTCAGCCATTGCCCACCCCCGGCGCTGCATCGCGCTGCTGCTCGGCCGGGAAGCCCATCGCTTGCTCAACCAGCAGCAACGCGCGGGTGCGGCATTGGTTGAAACCTTGGCGCCATGCTTGCCCGGGCGTCAGGTCATCGATCGGACCACCGATCTGTTCACTGATCCACTCCGGCGGAACCAGCCGGTGCAGGTCGATGCCCTGCGCGGGCGGGGCGGCGTGACGCTCCATGATCAGCCGCAGGTCGAGCGGTCGAATGCACACCGTGTCAGCTGCGTCAGGGTCCTCCGGGTCCAGTTCGCAAACGTCGCGGATGACCAGCTCGAACCATTCGGGGCTAGACCCCACCGGCTGGCAGGCGGCGAGGGCGACCGGCTCCGGCCGCAGCGCCATCGGCCGCACGAACCACGCATAGGGACCGTCTTCGGTGTCGCCCTTCCACGCCAGGCGCCACTCGCCCTCGGGCGCTTCCGGGTTCCAGGCGCGCAGTTCCTGCCAGTACAGCTCATCGCCATCTTCCATAGCCTCTTCGGTGAAGTCACCGGCAACGATGTGGAAGTCGAAACCCTGGGCATGGACCAGCTTGTCGAGCGCATCCTCGCGATCGTCAGGCCAGAGAGGGATATCCGGATGGGTGAGGTCGCCATACTCCGAAGGCGCCGGCATGCGGGCCGGCAGGTACAGGCCGCGCCACGGGTCCGTCGGGTCCACAGCCTGCGCCGGCACCAGCGGGACGGTGTAGCAGCTGGGGCCATGCTCTTCGATGGTGGCTTTCTCGCGCGCTGTGATGGCGCGGTCGCCGCCGTCCCACCACATGGGCGCAGTCACCGGGCTGCTGTTATTGTCGGTCGTCATGGCTGGCTTCCCTTCTCGTGGTCTTTGATGCGGTCGATGAGGTAGGTGGTTTCGTTGCGCCACTTGGCGCGGTCGAGCGGGTTCATGTGCTTGGTCAGGTGCTGGAGCTTTTCGAGCGGTTCGAGCATCCAGGTGATTCGGAAGGGCATCGAAGAGCGGTGGTCGCGGAGCGGTGGGTGGGGTCGGCAGTCCGGTCCTGCGAGCCATTCGGTTTCGCCGCAGGCCAGGCAGTGGCCGTCGCCGTTGCTGTCCGGCGGCCAGCGGTGCTGCTCTTTGGGGACGGGCGGGTGCAGGTAGAGCGCGCGCACATCCAGCCCGCGCTTGCGGGCCTGCAGCACGTCGCCGTCCTGCGCTTCCAGCCACGGTTCCGTCGTGTGCAGCGGGCGGCATTCGTAGCGGACAACCTTCTGCATGCCGTACAGCTGGCCCATCAGGGCGCTGCTCCACTCTGCAACGGTCGCCGCCGGCACTGGCTCACCGGCGGCGCCGGCGCGGCGCATGGCGCGCAGGGTGGCGGCCACGGTTAGGGCTTTGGCGGTGGCCTGGCTCATGCACCGCCGCCCTGGCTGCGGATCTGCTGCAGCAGCTGCTCGAAATGCGCGGCGTTGAAGAACTCAAGCCAGAGGGTGGTGACGATGGCGGCGATGCCGCCGCCGGCCAGCACGCCCATCAGGAAGGAAGCGAGATTCATGCGACGTCGCCTCCTGGGCTAGTGAGGGTGTGGCGGCGGTAGCGCTCGGCCAGGTCGTTCTGCGCGGCCTTGCTGCAGCCGGCGGCGATGAACTCCCGGGCGACCTTGCGCACGTCGGCGCCGGCGCGGGCGGCCATCCGGCGCACGCTTTCGAGGCGGTAGCGGGACATGGTGTCGCGCACGGGGAAGGCTATGACCTGGCTCATGCGGCTGCCTTGGCTGCCACCTGGGCCGCTTCAAATTCGCTACCGAGGATCTCGGTCATGCGGGGCATCGGCGCCCCGGTCTTGGCGTAGAGCCACCCGTTGTGTTCGAACATGGTGAGGCCGGTGAACACGAAATCCCCCCAGCTGACGTCCAGTGCTCGATGAACCTTTTCCCAGGTCACCTGGGCATCGGGCACGTGCACATCCCACTCAGCTTGCAGGGCCTTGAGAGCGGCCTTCTCGTCGGCAGTCGCACCTTTCAGAGGCGCGGAGCGCGGGACCTGCAGGCCGTGCTTGTCCGGGCAGCGCCAAAGAGCACGCGGCTTCGGCGGGTTGAACCGAATGCCGGCGAAGCGTACGGGGTCGGAATAGTTATGGCCGGTCCCGCCGTATTGGGCGGCGAAGTCGTCCGTGGCTGCGCGCAGCGCTTTGACCGCCGCGCTCGTCCAGCTCCACGCGCGCAGCACTTTGTCGTCGTTGGTCTTGTAGAAGCTCACGCGGCACCGCCATTGGCATGCTCTGCGAGGAACGCCTGCAGCTTCGGCGCCAGGCGTGGGGGCACGTCTACGCACGAGCCACCCAACCAGAGCACGGGACCCTCTGTCTCGTCGCCAAGATCGAGGTGCGGACGCTGGTGCGGATCACCAGAAACGTGCGCGAGGCTCTGGTAATGGCGGTATTTGCCACTGAGCTTGTAGATCGACAGGCTCCAACTGCCGTCATCCCGCCTGCTGACGGCAACGTTCCCCGCATGACCTTTGCCAGTGAACTCCACACGGGCGCTCATGCCGCCACCTCGACCAGGTCGGCGTCGCCGCGGGTAATCTCGATCCCGCCCGCCGGGACCATGCCGCGGCGCGCGCGGGCGGTGCGGCTCAGCGCCATGGCGGCGTGTGCCAGGTCCTTGCAGAGCTGGGTGGCCTCATCGGGGGAGAGGCTGATGGTGACGTCACCGGCTTTGATGACGACGGTGGCGGTACTGGGGCGGGCTTCCACGACTGGGTGGGCGCGCGCGCTGACGATGAAGCAGGCCATGGAAGTCTCCGTGCCCCGGCCCGGATGGGCTGTTACTGGGGCGACGGGATTAGGTTAGGAGAAGCTAACACTCCAGTCAATAGGAGTGGCTAACAATCTCGGCATGGCAAATGAACGAAAGCACTTCCGTTCAGAATCAAACGCTGCGGTTAACGGGAAGTGGAGCGGATGGCTTCGCTGACAAACTGGTTGAACTGCGCTCCGGCTTCCCAGGACGGGCAGGTCGGGGAAGTGCACTCGCCCGCGAATTCGATGCGCGTGGATCCCTGACCGGTTGGCACGTACTTCACCGTGATAGCCAACACCGAGCCGTCGTGCAGCTCGGGATTGAGTCCAGCTGTCCGCAGTTCCTGGGTGGTGTCAGTCTTGATCGGCAGCCTGGTGTGCGATGTGACCCACTCGCGCGCTGCGTTACGACCGGCGGTGCATTCCACCGCAGTGGTGCATTCCGGCACGCCTTCCAGGAACGCGGCGCGAGCGCTGCGCTGCGAAACCGCCCAGTAGCCGACCCCTGCGACTACAGCTGCGAGGGTGATTCCGGCAAGGGTCGTCTTCCAATCCATTGGGTCTGGTTCGCTATTCAGTGGGTTCGGGTCGGTGAAGCTATCAGAACTTCCGCAGGCCGGCATGTATCAGTGCCTTGCCGAGCACGGAAACCTCGTTGGGATCGACGCGATAGGCCGGGAAGTCGGTATTGACGCTGACCACATACAGCCCGTCCCCGCGCTTCTGCAGCATCTTGATTTGGGTTTCGCCACCAATGTTGATCAGGTAGTAGTCGTCGCCATCAAAGTAGTCGCAGCTGGTATCGATCCATATGATGTCGCCATCTTCCAGCTTTGGCTTCATTGAGGGGCCGCGGCCGGTGATCAGCTGGATGCGACCTGGCTTTGGCAGGTAACCCAGTTTGCGGCGCACCTCCCATTCGGCCACCTCGATCGTCTGCACCACCTCGGGATAGTCCTGATTCACTACTCCTGTACCCATCCCCGCGCTCCCTTCAAAAACGTCGAAGCGAACATAGCCCGGGCGGGTCTCAGGCTCTAAGACACCAGATGCCGTGTACTCCGGCGCTGGTTCCGCCACACCATGGCTTCGGCGTGACGATCCCTTTCCCGTTGCGAGCCAGTCCTCATCGACCGATAGGGCTCTGGCTGCTGCAAGCAGGTTTTCCCCGCGCAGGAACTTTGCCTTTCCAGTGAACCAGCCGTTGACGCTCGGCGCGCTGATGCCAACGCGGCGGGCAAGTTCGGCCTTCGTGATACCTGCGTCTGCGAGTGCGACGGTAAGTCTTTCGGTCAGTGTACTCATTAGGTAAGGCTAACCATCTTTGAATTAGGACTGGCTATTGACTTGATAATTAGCTAGTCCTAATCTTCTCCTATGGACAAGCACATCGACTCCGAGATCATCGACCGCCTCGGCGGTACTTCTGAAGTTGCGCGGATTTGCCAGATCAAGCCGCCGTCCGTCAGCGAATGGCGCTCCAGCGGCATTCCCTCGGCGCGCAGGCAGTTTCTCTCGCTGCTGCGCCCGGACGTGTTCGAAGTCGCGCCGGGAAAGACGGAGCGAAAAGCCATTGCCGCGCTGGTAGACACCCGGATGAGTAAGCGCGCGCTGCGCGCCCGGCTGGGCCTGAGCAGCGATGCGCACCTGGCGAAGGTGCTGAGGCTGCCGACCGCCGACGTAGCGGCCTGGCCGGAAGAGCAGAGCGTGCCGGCCTTGCCGCAGGTTCTGCAGCTGCTGGGCTGCCAGCCAGAACAACTGGCGGCCGAGGCGGCTCCGAACGACCCCGACGCAGGCCGCGTCATCCAAATGCAGGTGGCCTGATATGCGCACGCTGAATCGGATTTTGGCTGCATGGCGTGCGCTCGTTGAGCCCGCTGTAGCTGTGTCGCGTGCCGACCTCGATGCAGCCAAAGCCGATTGGGTGAGCTTGCTAGCTCGCCAGGGCGTCGGCCAAGAGGTTTCCTTCGTTGCCCTTTCGCGAGCTGGGGACGGCCTAGTGTTGAACGTTGCTTTCGGAAACCCGGCTTGCTCGAAGCCGGATTTCTGGGCGCCGCTGACTTCGACCACTTCCGGAACCGAAGTCACTCTCGGCTGGATCAAGTTCAAGCGCGGCATGGCGTTCAATTCCACTGTGCTGTTTGAAGCCATTGAAGTGCGTGCGGCATGTAACGCAGACCTTCCTCCAGAGCCTTCTCTGCGAGCTTCGATAGCGCTTCTGCAGGGAGGGACTTGATTTGATCGATCAGCTTTCCTTTGACCGTACTGTCGGCGTCGGAGGCATTGACTCGGTTGATGAATATCTGACGGAGCGTGTCTTCGTGGAGCTTCACGGTGACCACGCTGAGCTCTCCCCCGATTCCGCCGCTCGGATCAACGTAATCGCGCCCTTTACTGGTAATCCTCGCCCACGACACTGTCCCCGAAAGGCAGTAATCAGCCTTCAGCAAGCCGAGCTCTTCCAGGTAGCTGACCTCATTCAGCACCGCTTGATCATCGCCAAAGTCCGAAAGCTGCTCGCCGGTAAAGATGTCCCCCGGTGCGGAATCCAGACGCCGAAGAATCGCCTGACGCATCTCCCTGTTTCCCATATGTCGCCCTCCTTGCGGGCTGTGTTGTTCGCACTTCCAGCGTAACGCAAGGAGGGCGGCGCCCTCGATCCCTGAGTTGATGTTGTCCATGGCGCACATGGTGCGCCGCCTGGACCTGCCCCGAAACCTTGAAACACCGTCTTGCCCAAGGTGAACCCATGACCTGCCGCACCTCTGCCCTCAACTGGATCGACGTCCTCTACAACTCCGTGCGGAACACGCCGGGAGGCGTAGCGGACGCTGCCGCGTTCCTGGCCGACCGCCGCGGCAAGACCATGCACCCTGAGACGCTGCGCGCGAAGCTGCGCGGCCTGGAGGGGGAGTCGGTCACCATCGAGATCGCCGAACTGCTGACCGAGTGGATGCAGGAGAAGGCGGGTGGGGCTGACTACGCCCTGGACTGGATGCAGGCGCTGGCTGGTCGCTTCGGCATGGCCGTCGCGGTGGTGCCGCCGGCGCCGGAAGGTGGCTGGTCCGATGAGGTGGGTGCCATCCAGACGAAGCTGCTGGAAATCAACTGCCGGGTCGGCAAGCTGTCCGGCACCGCAATCGACGCCATGGTTGACCGCACCATCGACCGCACAGAGGCGGACCTGATGGTGAAGGAGGCCAATTCGATCATCACGATGGCCCACCGGTTGATCCGCAACGTCACGCGCGCTGCAGCGAAGACCGTGCAGAAGAGGGCTCGCCGATGAACGCCCTGGCCCGCACCACTGATTCCAGCGGCAGCCATGAGGCCGCCGCCGGCATCGTCCGGAGCGGCCGCCATGCCGCGCAGAAGGATCGCACTGAGGCGGCCGTGAGGCGCTATCCGGGCATGACCAGCATGCAGCTGGCGCACGCCACCGGCATGGATCGATACATGGTCGCTCGCCGCCTTCCGGATCTGGCGAAGGAAGGCCGCGCCCACCGCGGCGCCAAGGCGCTTTGCCCGATCAGCAACATCACCGTCTGCACCTGGTGGCCAGTGGCCCAGGGCGACAACTACACCCTGGCGGTCTGAACCATGTCCACGATCATCATGAGCCAGTGCTGGCCGCTGCAGAGCCTGAGCGTTACGCAGAAGGCTGTGCTCATCTCCCTGGCCGATCAAGCCAACGACGACGGCGTGTGCTGGCCGGCCATCGGCACGATCGCCAAGCGTTGCTGCATGTCTGCGCGCGCTGTGCGTAGCGCCATGGATCATCTGGAAGAGGTTGGGCTGCTGACCCGGGAGCGCCGATTCAACAGCAGCAACGTCTACCTGGTCACGCCAGCCAAGTTCAACGCGGCCGCTGTCGCCTCCAAGGGGAAGCGCAAGGCAGGAAAATCGGGGGATGCAGCGGGCGCAGGTGCTGCGCCCCATGCATGGGGTGCGCCCGCTGCACCCGGGGATGCGCCCGATGCAGGGGGTGAGGCACGGGGCGCAGGTCTGGAGGTGCGCCCCGTGCCGCCTAACCGTCATATAACCCTCATTGAACCGTCAGGAGAACCGTCATCTCCGGCGGGCCTGCCGGCCGCGCCGCCGGTGGTGGATGCCGAGACCGAGCTGCAGGCCGCATGCCGGGCGACGTGGACCGCCTACGCCATCGCCTACCGGGCCCGCCACGGGGCGACGCCGGTACGCAACGCCAAGGTCAACGCCAACGTGAAGCAGATCGTGCAGCGTCTGGGCCATGCCGAGGCGCCACTGGTGGCCGAGTGGTTCCTGCGGGTCAACGAGCGGCTGGTGGTGCAGGGCATGCACGACTTGGGGCTGCTGCTGGCGCGGTGCGAGGCCTACCGCACCCAGTGGGCGACCAATCGCCAGGTGACCGAGACGAGCGCCCGGCACACGGACAAGACGCAATCGAACTTGACCACTGCCGACGAGGCAAAGGCGATTCTGCGGAACAGGAGGGCGGCCAATGCTGGCTGATCACGAGCAGGACAAGCTGGTGGACCTCCTCGTGGCCACAGCCGAGGTGATAGGCGACCAGCTGAGTTTGAACGCTGCCCTGTACATGGTGCAGGACCTGGACTTCTATCCGCTGCCGGTGCTGGAGAAGGCGTTGGCCAGCTGCCGCCGGGAACTGAAGAGCAAGCTGTCGCTGGCGGCGGTGCTGGAGAGGATCGACGACGGCCACCCGGCGCCCAACGAGGCATGGGCGGTGGCCATCCAGGCGGCGGACGAGCGCGCCACGGTGGTGTGGACCACGATCACCCAGCAGGCATGGAACGTTGCGCGGCCGCTGGTCGAGGCTGGCGACAAGATCGCGGCCCGCCCGGCCTTCCTGGAGGCATACGCCCGGCTGCTGAAGGAGGCGCGCGCTGAGCGGCAGGTGGCCACCTACACCCCGTCGCTGGGCTTCGATGCTGCCACCCGCAGTGCGGTGCTGTCGGAGGCGGTGACCAAGGGCCTGCTGCAGCACGAGGCCGTGAGCCAGCACCTGCAGCTGGCCGCGCCGGCGCCGACGTTCAACGCGGCGGCCCTGCTGGCCGGGAAGGTAGAGGCCGCGCCAGGCGCCAACGAGAAGATCCGCGCCCGGTTGGAGGAAATGGCACGGGAGCTGGCCGCCTGATGCGCGCGCTGCGAACCCAGCTGGACATTTTCGAACACGACCCGGCCCGGCTGGCCAAGGCCAACCGTGTGGCTGCTGAAACCGCGCTGCGCGACGTGCAGTTCACCGACACCGAGCGAAAGGAGCGCCACGACTACTACCTAGGGGAGGCGCTTCGACTGGAGGCGCTTGCCCGGCAGTGCAAACCCACGTCGGCCCGCCGCCGCCGGGGCACCCATCCGACAGGAGCAACAGCACCATGAAGCCGCTGGTCATCTACCACGCAAACTGCGCCGACGGGTTCACCGCGGCCTGGGCCGTCCGTCAGGCGATGGACGCTGAGTTCCATCCGGGCGTCCATGGCGACCCACCGCCGGACGTGGACGGTCGCGATGTGATCCTGGTCGATTTCAGTTACCCGCGAGCGCAGCTTGTCGGTATGGCTCTGATCGCGCGATCGATACTCGTGCTCGACCATCACAAGAGCGCCGAGGCTGAGCTGCGGGCCGGTGAGGTCAAGGTCGGCACGATCAGGGAGGTTGACTTGAAGTCGGTGAAGATCGCCAGGATCGATCAGCACGAGAGCTTCACTTGGGATTGGCGGCGGGTGCAAGGCTTCGCTGAGAGGGATCGCACTTACGCCAATCGTCCGCACGCAGTGATCTATGCGCTGTTAGACATGGATCGAAGCGGCGCGGGTATCGCGTGGGACTTCTTCCACCCCGGCGCCCCACGTCCGGAGCTGATCGACCACGTGGAAGACCGGGACCTGTGGCGCTTTGCTCTACCGGGCACGCGCGAGATCCAGGCGGCGGTCTTCAGCTACCCCTACGAGTTCGACGTGTGGGACCTGCTGATGGAAACGCCGATGGAGACGCTGCGCGCCCAGGGCGTGGCGATCGAGCGCAAGCACCACAAGGACGTGGCGGAGCTGGTGAAGGTGGCCAAGCGCCAGATGGTGATCGGCCACTACGACGTGCCGGTGGCGAGCCTGCCGTACACCCTGGCCAGCGATGCCGGGCACCTGATGGCGAAGGGCAAGCCGTTCGCCGCCTGCTACTACGACAAGGACGGCGGCCGGGTCTTCAGTCTGCGATCGACTGATCAGGGCGTGGACGTGAGCGAGGTCGCCAAGCTGTACGGGGGCGGCGGGCATGCGCGCGCTGCAGGGTTCACGGTCCCGCGCGACCACGATCTGGCGAGGGCGTGATGGACTTCGGCGCCTTCAGCACCCGCAGCAAGTACGCAGCCCAGATCAACGCCGGTTACTCGGCGCGGTTGAACGGCGCGGGGTTGAGCACCAACCCGCACCTGGTGTGGCACGACCAGCCGGCGGGCGGCCAGTTCCCTCAGGTTGCCTACACGACGCCCAAGTCAGACGCGTGGCAGCACGGCTGGCGGCTGGCCGACAAGGACCAGAGGGGCAAGGGAGGCGCGCGCTGATGTGGTCCAGCGCTCCACCGCCGACGCAGGCCGAGGGTGCACGCATTGAGGCGGCCAAGGTGGGCCCATGCATGGCGTGCCTCTCGCTGGTCGCCCAGGGCCTGCTCGCGCCCGGCCAAGCGGTCTACGGATGCGACTACAACCACGCCAAAACCGGGAACAAGCGCCGCGGGCACGCCTTCGGGTATGCCCTGTGCGTGTGGCACCACCGGCGCCACCCGATGCAGGGCAAGACCTTCGGCGATATGCGCGAAATCTACGGCCCGAGCCTGATGGACGGCTCGCGGACCTTCCACGAGACATACGGGACCGACGACGAGCTGATCGAGCAGCAGACGGTGGTCATCCAACTGAGGGAAGCAGCATGATCAGGATCTACGGTGAGCGGGCGACCAACCTGCGGATGGTGCTTGATGCAACGCCGGATGAGGCGTTGAAGGCGCAGGATCTGTACGACCGCATGGGCATCGCGGCGGTCGGCCAGGCCGAAGAGCGGAAGAACGTCCGCAACACCTTGCCGGCGCTGGTGCGCTGCGGCTTCGTGCTGAAGACGGGATCGGGGCCGGACGCCACGTACCAGAGCAGCGGCAAGGCGAAGAAGCGGCGCCAGGCACCCGACGCGGAGAAGGGCGCGCGGAAGCGTGAACGGAATGCGCTGGCCGCCGCCGCGAAGCAGGTCCGAACGCGCGCTGCCCGGGTGGAGATGCAGGCAGCGAACACACCGGTGCCGGCCAAGGCAAAGCCCATGCCCGCCGTGGAGACCGTGGACCAGTTCCTGGCGCGTGGTGGCCGGGTGCAGCGCTTGGCGGCGAACTGGGAGCAGATGGAGCGCGCGGCGTGAATATCGAACAGATCGACACCAGCACGACGGCTGGCAAGGTCGAGGTCATGCGACTTGCGATGGAGGGTCGGACGGTGGCCACCACGAACAATGCGGGTGAATGGCGAGTCTGTTCAACTCCAGAGTGGGCGTGGGACAGCTACGACTACGCGATCATCGCCGAGCCTGCGGGGCCGGATGAGATGTGGTTGACCTTCGGCCATGGTGGTTTCGTTCTCGCTACCCACGCTGAGCGGCCGCCAGTGCTTCCCCAGGATGTCCCCAATGCCAAGGCCACGACGGTCCGCTACGTGAGGGCCGACCAGTGAGCGACATCGAGAAGAGGGCGCGGGAGCTGCTGGGCCTGGACATGATGAGCCGCACCAGCACGGTGCAGGCCATGAATATTGGAAGGGGCGGTCTGAGCGTTATGTATGCCGCGGAAATATCCGCTATCGCGAAAGCCCTCGCCCCAGCCGGAGATTACGTGCTGATCAAGGCATCAACTCTAGCGGACCTTGCAGACGATGCCGAGGCGCTGATCATCCAGACTGAATTCAGACGCGACCGGATTGAAGGAAAGCTAGCGTTGGTCCGGGAGGCGCGAAATGCGCTTGCGGCGCGACCGGAGGTGTCGGGTGGCTGAGCGCGCGCTGGAGCTGGTGTTGCCCTGGCCGAGCAAGGACCTGTCGCCGAACGCGCGGGTTCACTGGAGGGTGAAGGCGAAGGCCACAAAGGCGGCACGTCAGGCTGCCGTGGTGCTCGCCTTCGAGGCCGGCCTGCGGGACGCCTGGCTGCCGGAGGGGCGTCTGGACCTGTGGTTCGACTTCTACCAGGCGCCGGGCAAGAAGCTGCCGGACGACGACAACATGCTCGGCCGCTGCAAGGCGTACCGGGACGGAATCGCCCAGGTGCTGGGCATCGACGACAAGCGGTTCAAAAGCCACCCAGACGTGAAGAGCGAGCGCCGCCCGGGCGGGCAGGTAGTGGTGCGGATCACCGGCGGAGCGGAAGCGGCCGCCCAACAGCGACAGGAGCAGGACAATGCAGGTTGATACGTTTGGGGCCTACGTCCGCGCTGAGCTGGAGTACTGGGGCAGGGAGTATGCGTTGCATCGGGACTGCGACTATCTGGGTCACCAGTCGAAGAACGTGCTGCAGGTGCTGATCGAGCACAAGGGAGACATGCCTGGCAGGGCGCAGGGGTACAAGCCCTTGGAGTCAGACAGTCGCGCTCAGCTAATCGAGGACATCGTGTCGAGCATCGCAGGCGACAATGTGGCGATGGCTTGCGCGTTGCGCGCCTATCACTGCGGTATGGGCCGCCGGAAGATTGAACGCTTCGAGACAGCCATCATGCTCATGTCGAACTGCGGCCATCGGCCAGTTTCGACCAGGCAGTACTTGAGCCTTGTCGAGCTGGGCTTTCAAAGGGTCAGGGGGAGGCTGGAGGGGCAGGCCCTAGCTGCCTAATTTCCGGCGACATAGAGAGAGCTTTCTTCTTCACGGCATCAAAGCTTGCCAGGTTGTGAACATACAGGCCGTCGTCACGTTGACCGCCATCAAGCTGGTTTAGCTGGTAAGCGAGGTAGCTTACCCCGTGTTCGAGAACCGACATACTTGCGGCTGACAGGTATAGGTTGCCGGGAGCAGCATCTAGTTCCGCGACGAATCCCGGAACGCGCCTCACGCACTCAGATGCGGCTTGGTGCAGTTCAAGCAGCACCTGAATGTCTGAGCGGCTCAGGCCGGCAATTGCATCTTGGATGCTGTACAGCTGCTGGACGGCAAGCGCGGCGCGTTGCTCGACGTAATGAAGGCGGAATCGGCCGCTGTATCGAATGTAGTCTGCGATATCGTTCGGATCATCAGTGGACTGTCCTTGAGCTTCCATGAGGGTCTTCGATCCATCGAAGGTTAGAGTGATGCGGGCAACATTCAGGTCTTCGTGAAGACCTTCAAATATCGTAACTATGCTCGCCTTCAGTCGAGCTTCCCGTTCACGTGTCTGATGCTGCCACAGCAAATAGGCGCCCCCAACGGCTGAAACCGCAGCGCATACATTGCTCATCGCGTTCACAACACGATCCTGCAAAGGGGCAAGCCACGGAGCGGCGAATAGTGCGCTTCCAACGACTCCTAGAGAGAGCCCCAACGCGGCCCATACGGATCTCTCAACCCAGCGATTTCCCATGCCACTTCCCCCGATCAGAATCCCAAGATTACTGTTGACAGGTGCACACCTCTAGCCTAGAGTTTCAGTCACGATGACATAGAAGCCTCCGGTTAACGCCGGGGGCTTTTTCTTTGCCCGCTTCCCAGACCGGATCGACCCTTGCGCCCAGCCGGCAGCGGGGCGGGCGCCCTGACAGAGAAAGCCCATGGCTCGCATCACTCCCCAACAAGCAGGCGGCGTGAACGTCGTGGCGTTCCTGGACATGCTGGCCTGGTCCGAGGGCACCGACAACGGCAAGCAGCCCACCAAGGACCACGGCTATGACGTTGTCGTGGGGGGCGGGCTGTTCACCGGCTATGCCGACCACCCGCGCGAGCTGGTGTCGCTGCCCAGGCTGGGCATCAAGTCGACGGCGGCGGGTCGCTACCAACTGCTGTCGCGCTACTACGACGCCTATCGCCGACTGCTCGGGCTGAAGGATTTCTCGCCCCTGAGTCAGGACCTGATCGCTATTCAGCAGATCAGGGAGCGGCGTGCCCTGGATCTGATCAAGTCCGGCCAGGTGGTCAAGGCGATCAGCTTCGTCCGCAACATCTGGGCAAGCCTGCCAGGCGCCGGCTACGGCCAGCACGAGCGGAAGCTGGATGACCTGCTGGCGGCCTACCGCAAAGCCGGTGGCGTGGTCGTGTCATGACCGAGGAAACCGTTCCGTGGTGGATGGCCGGCGGTGTCGCCGCGTTCTGGGTCGCAAGGGAAACTTGGGGCGCACTGCTCTCCCGGCGCAAAGAGCGGACCGAGACAGACGCCAACGTCGACCTGTTGAACGGTCTGGTGCAGCGCGTGAAGTCGCTTGAGGAATCTCAGGCGGCAACCACGCTGCAGCTAGCCGAGGAAATCAAGCTGCGCATGACTGCCCAGGAAGATGCCCACCGACTTAGGCTGCGGGTCATGACGTTGGAGTCGGCCATGCGCCAGGTAGGCGCGGTGATCCCACCGGAGATGCCGTGATGATCCGTCTTTACACCTTGCTCGCTGCTGCGGCGTTGGCCTTGTCCTTCTGGGCGGGCTGGTCCTGGCGCGGTGACCGCGCGAACGTGGCTGAATCTGACCAGCGGGCGAACGTCGCAGAGGCGGTCGTCGATCAAGTCAATGAAGCTCGGGCGATCGAGCATAGCCAGGCCGATACCATGGCCAGCATCGGAGCGAAGCATGAAGAAGACCGCGCTGCGGCCGAGGCCGTCCCTGCTGCTGTTGTGGCTGAGTTGCGTGCTGGCACTGTCCGGCTGCGCCACGACCTCGCTACGTGCCACACCGGCCGTCTGTCCGAAGCTGCCGCCGGCGCCATCCAACGTGATGCGCCCGCCGACCTCGGAGTCACGGTTGCGGGCCCTGCTATTGGAATCGGACGAGACGCCGACGACCAGCTCCGAGCCTGCCAAGCCGTCGTCGCCGCTGATCGTGCCGAGGTGATCCAGTGAGCGCTCTGGTGAAGCTGGAGGACGGACATGTGTCCTTCAAGTGCCCGGGTTGCAGGCTGTACCACAACCTTCCGGTCCAGGGCGTCGGCACGACCTGGGAGTTCAACGGAGACGTGAAGAAGCCGACCCTGTCGCCATCCATCTTGGCCCGTGGCGGTTGCTGCTACGAGGCCGACTGGCATGAGCAGGAGAGGCGTCGCCATCCGGGTGCAGAGCAGTGCGACAAGGGCTTGCCCGATGAGAGCGGGATCAGCATGTGCCATGTGTGCCATTCGTTCGTACGTGATGGGCAGATCGAGTTCCTCTCCGATTGCACGCACTCGTTGGCCGGAATGACCATCCAGCTCCAGGCCGACCGGAGAGACGAGGTTAAGCCATGAGCGCCCCCACGCATGTGCACACTCCAAGCGATGGACGAGGCCGTAGGCGTGTGCTGTTGAACGGAGTGGTAGTCGATCGGGTGGTGTTTGCCGACACCCGCAAGGGAGTAGTGCGGCATTTCGATAGGCCGGCGCAGATCCACAAGCACGGTAAGCGGGTCATCGAGAGAACCAAGCACGGCAAGGTCGAGGTGGAGTTCATCTGATGCCCAGCCGCTCGCCCAGGCATCGGCCATACAAGGTAGATGTGGTTGCGCACGTGCCCGCTGAGTCCGTCCGGCTGACTACCGCCCAGCGAGGCTACGGCGGGCGCTGGCAGAAGGCCCGCGAGACATTCCTCAAGCGCGCCCCGCTTTGTGCGGAGTGTCAGCGTCAAGGTCGGGTCACGCTAGCCCGAATCGTTGACCACGTGAAGCCCCACAAGGGCGACCAGGATCTCTTCTGGGACACATCGAACTGGCAGCCGTTGTGCAAGCCATGCCATGACCGGAAGACGGCCGGGGAGGATGGCGGATTCGGCAACCGCCGCGCACGAGCGTGAAAATGAACGAATTGTTAAATCAATCTTAACAATTGAAGCTGAACGGGTAGGGGCGGGTCGAAAGTTGAGGCCGTTCCCCTTCCTGACCGTGCGCCCAGGTGTTTTTTTGCACCGTCAGTTGAGAAAAACCAATTTTTCGCGGTGAACATGCCGCCCCTCGGAACGAACATGGCGAACCCCCGCAAACCGACATCGCTGAAAGTGGTGGCCGGCACGGATCGCCCTGACCGCGCATCGCCGGCGCCGGCCGCCGAGCTGCCGCTCGTGTCCGACGTGCCGCCTGCACCGGACTGGCTGCCGAATGCCCACGCCATCAAGGAATGGGACCGCCTGGCGCCGATCCTGCACGCGAACAAGCTGTTGACCGAGGCCGGCCTGTCCGCCTTCGGCCAGCTGTGCGCGTTGCACGGCAATACCGTGCAGCTCTACTCCGCCGGCCTGGCCCCGGTGGCGTCGATGGTGTCGCAGCTGCGCGGCCTGATGAACGACTTCGGTCTGACCCCGGTTGCCCAGGGCAAGGTGCGGCCGGCTGGCGATGTCGAGAAGACCGGGAACGCGTTCGCCAACAACGGTGCGAAGCGGAAGACCCGTGCGTGATTACGTTGGTATCGCCACGGCATACGCCGAAGAGGCGGTAGCCGATAAGAAGGGCAAGAAGTTCGGTAAGTGGATTCGGCTGGCCGGCAAGCGGTTCCTCGCGGACCTCAAGCGGGCCAAGCGGAAGCGGCCTCCGTTCCTGTTCGACGAGTGGCATGCATGCGACCCATGCGACTTCATCGAGAAGCTGCCCCACGTTGAAGGGAAGTGGGCGCGGCCAGAGATCGAGCTGCACCGGTCCCACGTGTTCTTTGTGGTGCAGCTGTTCGGGTTCCGCAACTTGGACGGCAGCCGACGTTTCACGTCGGCGCTGTTCGCTGTGGCCCGCAAGAACGCCAAGTCGACGCTGGCCGCGGCGATCCTGCTCTACTGCCAGTGCTGCGAAGAGGAAGAGGGCGCCCAGATCATCTCGGCGGCCACGACCGGCAGCCAGGCGCGGATCATCTTCAACGTCGCCAAGCGGATGACCGAGAAGACGCCCGACCTGCAGGAGGCATTCGGTCTGGCGTGCTGGGCCAACGCGATCAGCCGGGTGGAGACGGGAGCCACGTTCAAGCCCATCAACTCCAAGGCCAGCACGCAGGACGGCCTCAATCCGTCGCATGTGGGCCTGGACGAGATCCACGCCCACAAGTCGGCGGACCTGTTGAACGTGCTGACTTCGGCAGCAGGCGCACGCAGCAACCCGCTGTGGCTGTACACCACGACCGAGGGATACACCAACCCGGGGCCGTGGGGAGAGATCCGGCAGTTCGCAAAGCAGGTGCTGCAGGGCATCTTGGGCGACTCGGCAGACCACTTCCTGGTGGTGTTCTTCGCCGTCGACGATGACGACGACGAGTTCGACGAATCGGCTTGGCCCAAGGCCAACCCACTGATGGACGCAAACCCGCACCTGCTGAAGGCCATCCGCAAGGAGGCCGTCGAGGCGCGGCAGATGCCCTCGAAGCTGGCCGAGTTCAAGATCAAGCGGCTCAACCGGCCGGCGTCTTCGGCCACCGGCTGGGTGGATCTGACGAAGTGGCAGAGGTGCGGCGGCGCTGTCGATCTGGACTGGCTCGAAGGGCAGCCGTGCTGGGGCGCGTTCGATCTGGCAAGCACGCTGGATATGACGTCCTGGCGGCTCGTGTGGAAGGTGGATGACGTCTATTACACCTGGGGCCGGAGATTTGTGCCGGCGGAGGCGGTTCGGGCGCGTACGGAGCGCGGCGTCGTTCCGTATGCGGGCTGGGTGGCGGCCGGGCTGATTGAGGCGACCGAAGGGGAGGTCACCGACTACAGCGTCGTGGAGGCGAGGATCCGCGAGGACATCGCACGCTTCGCTCCGCAAGCGATCGGGTATGACCGTTGGAACGCAGCGGAGATTGCGCAGCGCCTCCTGGCCGATGGCCACCCGCTGGTTGAGTTCAACCAGACCACGAAGAACTACCACCCCGCGATGCAGGAGCTGGAACGGGTGTACATCGGCAAGAAAATCCAGCACGGCAACGACCCGGTTCTGAACTGGTGCGCCTCCAACCTCATCGCGTTGAAAGACGGAAACCTGAACATGAAGCCCGACAAGAAGCGATCGCCGGACAAGATCGATGATATGGCGTCACTGCTGATGGCGGTTGGTCTCAGCATGCCTACCGCTATCCAGGACGACGCAAGCGACTTCATTTCCAGCCCGGTGATCGGATGAAGACCAAGGCAGCCAAGCCGGGCCGCCTGCGCGCTGCAGCGCTGAAATGGCTGGGTGTGCCTGTTCACCTGACCGATGGCGACTTCTGGGCTGAGTTCTTCGGGTCGAGTTCGAATGCTGGTGTTCCGGTCAATCACCAGACGGTCTTGAAACTGTCTGCCGTCTGGTCGTGCGTCCGCCTCATTTCGGAGACCATTTCCACACTGCCGCTCTCGATGTACGAGAAGACCAGCAGCGGGAAGCGGGTGGCGAGCCATCATCCACTGCAGTTCATCCTCCACGATCAACCCAATGCAGACACCACTGCGGCGGTCCATTGGGAGGCGTGCGTCGCGGCGATGCTTCTGCGCGGGAACGGTCGCTGCGAGAAGCTGATGATCGGCGACAAAGTGGTCGGACTGCAGTTCCTTCACCCGGATCGACTTACCTCGTTCCGCCGCGATGGCTTAAAAGTGTGGCGATACACCGACGAGAACGGCACCCAGCGCGAGATTTCCAACGATCGAATCTGGAGCATCCCCGGTTTCTCTCTCGATGGAAAGGAAGGGGTTTCCGTCATCGGCTACGGTGCGGAAGTGTTCGGTGCGGCTATCGGTGCCGACATGGCTGCCAGTTCGACGTTCTCGAAGGGATTGCTGCCGACCACGGCAATCACCTACCCGAACACACTGAAGCCCGAGCAGCGCAACGACGCGCGCCAGACCCTGGAGGCACTGAGCGGGGCGGTCAATGCCGGCCGTCCGGTCATCCTCGAGGCCGGTTCAGAAATCAAGACAATCGGCATCAACCCATCTGATGCGCAGCTGCTCGAGTCTCGCGCCTTTTCGGTTGAGGAGATCTGTCGATGGTTCCGCGTGCCGCCCTTCATGGTCGGTCACAGCGAGAAGTCCACCAGCTGGGGTACAGGGATCGAGCAGCAGATGATCGGCTTCCTCACTTTCACCCTGGGGCCGTGGCTTCGCCGCATCGAGCAGGCGATCAGCAAGGATCTTCTGACGCCGGCGGAGCGGCTCCGGTACTACCCGAAGTTTGCGGTGGAAGGGTTGCTGCGTGCTGATAGCGCCGGCCGCGCTTCCTTCTACGCCGCTATGGTCAACAACGGCATCCTGACGCGTGACGAAGTCCGCGAACTTGAAGACCGGGAGCCCATGGGCGGCAACGCAGCCGTACTCACGGTCCAGACGGCCTTGGCGCCTCTGGACAAGCTTGGCCAGGCCGAAGACGGCAACGCCGCCCGCGCATCGATGCGTGCCTTCCTCGGCGTGCCTGACGCCACCAGCAAGGAATAAGAGATGACCCTCCGTGCAACCCCGGGCGTCCCCAGCGGACGCCCGCAGATGGACGTGCGTAGCTATATCGCGCCGTCTGCGTTTGATCGCTGGGATTCCAGCATTCGTGCCGCAGCCGAAAGCGAAGAGGACCGCACGATCGGCATCTACGACGTGATCGGAGAAGACTGGTGGACCGGTGGTGGTTTCACCGCCAAACGCATGTCAGCCGCTCTGCGATCGCTCGGTAAGGGTCCGGTGACGGTGGCCATCAACTCGCCAGGCGGCGACATGTTCGAAGGCCTGGCGATGTACTCGATGCTCAGGGAGCACCCCGGCGAGGTGACCGTGAAGGTCATGGGAATCGCCGCATCTGCCGCTTCGATCATTGCAATGGCCGGAGATCAGGTCCAGGTGGCGCGTGCCGGCTTCCTGATGATCCACAACTGCTGGCTGCTGGCAGCGGGCAACCGGCACGAGCTGCGCGAGATCGCGGACCAACTGGAGCCATTCGACCAGGCCATGGCCGACGTTTATGCGGCCCGGACCGGTGAGGACGTCAAGGCAATGCAGAAGCTGATGGATCGCGAGTCCTACATTGGCGGCAGTGCCGCTGTATCGCAGGGCTTTGCCGATTCCCTTCTTGACTCCGACGAAATCAGCAAGACCGACGACGGCAAGAACGCTTCAGCCGTCCGCCGTATGGAGGCAGCGCTCCGGGCATCTGGGATGCCCAAGTCCGAGGCAATGCGTCTTATCAGCCAATTCAAGTCCAGCGCGGGTGATCCCGCTGGCAGCGGTGAGGGCGAGCCCACCGAACACGGCCAGCGTGACGCTGCCGGCTTCACGACCACCGCGGCGCTGGCCGCGAACCTCACCACCATCCTGTAAGGAGAGCCTCAATGGCCCAGATCGACGACGACATCAAGAACATCAACGCCAGCCTCGGGCAGGTGAATGAGCAGCTGAAGAAGCACGCGGAGCAGGCGAAGGCCGATATCAGCGCGCATGCACAGCTGTCCGAAGAAACCAAGGCCAAGGTCGACCAGCTGTTGGTCGCCCAGGGCGAGCTGCAGGCCAACCTGCAGGCAGCCCAGCAGGTGATCGCAAAACTCGAGCAGGGCGGCGCTGCGCCGGCCAAGGCTCGTACCATCGGCGAGGTCGTTGCGACCTCTGATGTCTGCAAGAACTTCAACCCGGGCATGCAGGGTAGCTTCACGGTCAAGGCCGCGATCACCCGCGACGACGCTTCGGCCGGCACTCTGATTCAGCCGCAGCGCGTTCCGGGCGTCGTTGCGACCCCGAACCAGCGCCTGTTCCTGCGTGATCTGCTGACCTGGGGCACCACCACGTCGGATAGCATCGAGTACGTGCGCGAGACCGGCTTCACCAACAACGCGGATGTGGTAGCCGAAAATCCGACCAATCCGAAGCCGGAATCGGATCTGGCGTTCGAGCTGGACTCGGCCAAGATCACCACCATCGCCCACTGGATCCGCGCGTCGAAGCAGGTCCTGCGTGATGCCAATATGCTGCAGGCCTACATCAACGGCCGCCTGATGTACGGCCTGAAGCTGAAGGAAGAAGCCCAGCTGCTGAAGGGTTCGGGCGTCGGCCTGAACATAAACGGGCTGTACACCCAGGCGACGACCTACGCGAACCCGGGCGTGGTGGTGCAGAACGAGACCGCCATCGACCGCCTGCGCATCGCCATGCTGCAGGTCACCCTGGCCGAGTACGAAGCCGACGGCATCGTGCTGAATCCCATCGACTGGACCACCATCGAGCTGTCGAAGACCACCGAGAACGCGTATCTCTTCGCCACGCCGCGTGGCCTGGCTGTTCCCGGCTTGTGGGCGCGGCCGGTCGTGGCCACCAAGGCCATGGATCTGGGTGACTTCCTGACCGGTGCTTTCAAGATGGGCGCCCAGGGCTGGGACCGCGAGCAGGCGAATATCACCGTCTCCAACCAGGACCGCGACAACTTCGTCAAGAACATGGTCACCATCCTCTGCGAAGAGGACGTGGGCCTGACCGTCTTCCGCCCCGAGGCCTTCGTGAAGGGCGGGTTCGACGGTCTGCCGGTCACCGATGGCGCGGGCGCCGGCGGCTGATCCACTGCAGCGCTCGGTAACCCCGGGCGCTGCCTCTGATGAAGGAACCAGAAGATGTCCAAGGTCATTGCACTCACCTCGTTCGAACACCACGGAAGCCGCCACCGCGGCGCGGAGTTCGAGGTCACACCGCAACATGCCGATCTCCTGGCCAAGCGCGGACTGGTCAAGCCCGTGAGCGGCGCTGTAACGGACAGCGGCGGCAGGAAGGACCCGGCAGGTGCCGGTGCCAGCCTCGTGGACCAGAACGCTGCGGCGACCCTGGCCGCGATCGCGAAGGTATCGGACGCTGGGGTTCTCACGGACGCCTTGGTCACTGAGCAGGCCAAGGGCGAAAAAGCACGCAAAAGCGTCGTCGAGGCGCTCACAGCGGCCATCGCCGCCGCTCAGCCGCAGGCCTGAGCCATGCGCCTGGTGACCATCGAACAGGCCCGGCAACACTGCCGGGTCGATAGCGACGACGACGACCAGATGCTGACCCTCTACGGGGGCGCGGCTGAAGACGCCGCCCAGGGCTTTCTGAATCGTCGCGTCTACCAGGACGAGGATGCGTTGGCCGCCGCGGTGCTTGACGGCACCGCAGGCTGCAACCCGATCGTCGTCAACGACGCGATCCGGGCGGCCGTACTGCTCACCCTCGGGCACCTGTACGCGAACCGGGAAAACGTGATCACAGGCACCATCGTGTCCGATATGAAGGAAGGCACCCGTAGCTTGCTCTGGCCCTACCGGGTCGGGCTCGGGGTTTGATGTGGCCTGCCAAGGTTGCCTGCGCCGTCGGGCCTGGCTGTTGAAATGGATGGGGATTGCGCATGAACGATCAGAACGAGCTGGCAGCGGCGTTGGCGGCGTCCGCAGCGGCCCAGCTGGCACAGGCTCAGGCGATGATGGCGCTGGCCCAGGCGCTGGCGGAGAACGCAGAGGCGACCAACCGGCTGATGGACTACGTCTGCCAGAGCGAGGACGTGGAAGCTGACCCCCAGACTGGCACCTACATGAGCGGGCAGCCGCGATGATCGCGGCCGGCCGCCTTCGGCATCGGGTGCTGATCCAGAACCCGGTGACCAGCCAGGATCCCGAGACGGGCGCCCCGGTGACGACCTGGGCCGATCTGGCTACCGTCTACGCGGAGGTGGTTGCTGCCTCGGTGCGTGAGTTTGTGGCCGCCCAGGCAATCGACAGCGAGGTAACGAACCGCATCACCATCCGGCACCGAGCCGGCGTGACCGCCAAGAGCCGCATCATCCACCGCGGCCAGGTGTTCAACGTGCACGGCGTGTTGGCCGATCCGGTCAGCGGGCTGGAGTACATGACCCTGCCGTGCAGCGAGGGCATCAACGATGGCTGACGGCATCCGCTTCGACGTCAGCGGCCTGGACGGCGTGAAGGCGAAGATGGCTCAGCTCAAGAGCGAGGCCAACGCCAAGGGCGGCAGGGCGGCTCTGCGCAAGGCTGCGGCGGTTCTGCGATCGCAGGCGCAGAGCAACGCACGGCGCTTGGATGATCACGAGACCACCGAGGCCATCTGGAAGAACATCGATATTCGCTGGGACGGCAAGGCCTTCAGGCAGGACGGCCAGCTAGCGTTCCGGCTGGGCGTACTCGGTGGCGCCAGGCAGTACAGCAACACCCGGGAGAACAGGCGCAAGGGTAGGGCTGGCCAGACGTACGCCACCGCGGGCAGCTCCAGTAACCCTGGCGGCGACACCTGGTATTGGCGCCACGTGGAGTTGGGCACGGCCCGGGTGGCCGCCCGGCCATTCCTGCGCCCGGTCGCGGAGCAGGCCGGGCAGAAGGCTGTCGACACCTTCGCCTTGGAGTTCAACCGCGCCCTGGACCGTGCACTGCGCCGGCAGGCAAAAGGAGCCACGAAGTGATCGCTCCCATCTTCAAGGCGTGTACGGCCAGCGCAGACGTTCTGAGGATTTTCGGGACGAACCCCACGCGGGTATACCCGTTCGGGCTGGTGGAGCAGTCGCCGCAGCGGCCCTACGTCGTCTGGCAGACCATCGGCGGAGAGCCGGCCCAGTATCTAGGGGACCGGCCTGACGTTGACGGGTACTCGCTGCAGATCGACGTGTACACAGACGATCCGGCCTCGCTGCTGCCGGCGGCCCGTGCCATCCGCGATGCCATCGAGGGTCAGGCATACGTGACCCGCTGGGGCGACCAGGTCAAGGACCCCGAGACCAAGCTTTACCGCTACTCGTTCGACGTCGACTGGCTCGTTCCACGCTGACGCAGCCCAGACGCTTTACCCACCCACACCCCGCACTGCGGGGTTTTTTTATGCCCGCAGGGAGAAATTCATGAGCATGCTGACGCAAGGCACCCAGTTGTATGGCTTGATCAACGGCCAGGTCCGCGAGATCGAGTGCATCACCAACTTCAACCCCGGCGCCAACCCGGCGGACCAGATCGAAGACACCTGCCTGTCCGAAACCAACAGCCGCACCTACAAGAAAGGCCTGAGCACGCCCGGCCAGGCATCGGTGACGATCAACGCCGATCCGCGCAACGAAAGCCACTACCTGATGTGGCAGTTGGGCGAGGATGCCTCCGACGAGAAGATCCAGTGGGCGGTTGGCTGGTCCGACGGCGTGGACATCGCGCCCACCTCCGCCGCGGCCAATTCCATCGGCAGCATCAACGTCACCGTCGGCGGCACCGGCTACACCAGCGCGCCGGCTGTCGCCTTGACCGGCGGTGGCGGGACCGGTGCGACGGCCACCGCTGTTGTCGATGGCGGGGCTGTGATCGGCGTGACCATCACCAATCCAGGCACCGGGTACACCAGCACGCCCACGGTGACCTTCACCGGTGGCGCCGGCAGCGGCGCGGCGGCGACGGCCGTGCGCAACACCGAGCCCGAGATGGTCCTGCCGGCCACCCGTACCTGGTACACCTTCCAGGGCTATGTCGCGGACTTCCCGTTCGACTTCCAGGCCAATGCAGTGGTGAGCACCGCAGCGAGCCTGCAGCGCTCCGGTCCTGGCGTTTGGGTGCGTAAGGTGGTGACGCCGTGAAGCCCGCTCGAAAGGCGGCCGGCAAGCGCCCGGCCAACGAAGATCCGGCCCAGCGTCTGCCGCAGGCGGTCGCGCTCTCCATCTCCGCGTTTCGGCAGGCCGGGGCATTCACCGGCCGGCCGGTGCAGAAGGACATCACCTGGCGCCAAGGCGAGCAGGAATTCACCGCCACCGTGTACGTCCGGCCGCTCGGCTTCCAGTCGGCGGTATCCGACGTCTTGGCCGCCGGCGGCCGGGAAGACAGCGTGGCCGGGCGCATCGCGGCGTCGATCTGCGACGAGGCCGGCAAGCCGGTGTTCACCGTGGCCGACATCACCGGCAACTCGAGTGCTGACCGCGGTGCGCTGGACGGCGCCTTGACCCTGGCACTGCTGGGTGCGATCGGCGAGGTGAACTCGCTGGGAAAAGCTACGAGCTAACACCGGAAGACGAGTTCTGGTGCGAGCTGGTGCTGAACGGCATCGGCGGCGCAACCATCGCTGAGGCGAAGGAATGCCTCAGCACTCGCGAGGTGTCGCTCTGGGCCGCGTATCGGGGGCGCCATGGAGGCCTCAACCCGATGGCGCGAGCCGACTGGAACACCGGCGTGCTGGCCAGCCTGTTCGCCAACAGCAAACGCGGCAAGGCCACGCCGCCTTTCAAAGTCACCGATTTCATTCGCTACCAGGACGAGCAGCCCATCAGCCTCGATGAGGCCATGGCCAGCTGGGGATAACTGCACATGTCACGACGTTCACTCGGCACGCTGACCATCGATGTAATCGCCGAGATCGGCGGGTTCGCGTCCGGCCTGGACAAGTCCGAGCGCCAGGCGGAGAAGTGGCGCAAGAACGTGGAGAAGCAGGCGAGGGCGGCTGGCGTAGCGCTTACCGGGGCGATGGCTGCTGGTGTAACCGGCTTGGTTGCCGGTATTGCGAAGGTGATCGCTAACAGCTCGGCCGCCGAGCAGGAAATCGGCCAGCTCGATGCGATCCTCAAGTCAACCGGTGGAGCAGCCGGATACACGCGCCAGCAGCTGCTGGACATGGCCGACACACTGTCGTCTAAGTCCACGTTCAGCGGCGGCGAGATCGTCGAAGCGCAGACCCGGCTTCTTTCCTACTCGGGGGTTCTGGGGTCCAACATCCCCCGCGCGATGCAAGCCATCATCGATCAGTCGGCGCGCCTGGGTATCAGCGTCAGTCAGTCGGCGGAGACCATTGGCCGCGCGCTGGAATCGCCGAGTAAGGCAGCCGCAGCACTTGCACAGCAGGGCTTCGGCGCGGCCTTCACCAAAGAGGTGCGCGGCACCATCGATGAACTGGTAAAGGCCGGCAGGGAGGGCGAGGCCCAGGTGATGATCCTGGAGATTCTCGAAGAGTCGTACGCGGGCGCCGCCGAGGCAGCCCGGGGCACCTTCGCCGGCGCACTCAAGGCGCTTCAAAACGCCTTGAACGACCTCACAACGGCCAAGGAGGGCGGTCTCGAAAGCGCCACCGAAGCGGTCAATACCCTGATCCACACCCTCAACGACCCCAGCACCAAGCAGGCGTTCGACAACCTGATTTCGTTCGCGGCGGAGACCACTGGCGACTTCATCAGGTTGACCGGCTCGATTGCCGACTTCATCTCCAAGACCAGTGAGATATCCAAGCTCAACGCCGGTGGCGCCGTCCGGGACGCCAGTGAGGGGGCGCTGGACCAGCAGATGGCCCGGATCACCAAGCTGCTGAATGCCGAGAAGAGCAGCACTTCGGGTTTTCTCGGCCTTCCGCTGACGACGTCGCAGGAAGAGGCTCGTGCCAAGCGGATCAATGACCTCACGGCAGAACGGCTCAAGATCCAGCGCGAACTGAGCAGCCGGTATCAAGCTGCCGCCATCGCCGAGAATTTCAAGGGTGTCACCTCTTCGGTCGACTCCACAGCCAAGGATGCAAACAGCGCACGGAGCGAGGCGGCTGCCGCCGCCGCTGCGGACGCAGAGGGCGCGAAGAAGCGCCTGGCCTCTCAGCAGCAGCTGCAGCGGGCGTTCGATAGCACCGCGCTTCAGTACCAGCGGCAAGTTGCGCTGTTCGACGTGAGTGCGGACAAAGCTGGCAAGGCCACTGAGCTCCAGCAGTTGAACTTCGATATTGCCACCGGGTCTCTTCGCGGCCTGAATGCCCAGCAGCAGGAGACACTACGCGGCTGGGCCATGGAGCTCGACCGCCTCAACGGCGTCAGGGACGCGAACGAGAAGGCGGCAAAGGCCACTGAGGACTTCGCCAAGCTCAAGGCCGAATTGAACCGAGAGGACGGCGTTGGGCTGGATCTCGCTCGGGAGCGACTGAAGGTGCTCCAGGCGGCCGCGGCTGCCGGTGCCGCCAACGATAAGGACTATGCGGCGACGGCAGCCAAAGCTATCCAGCAGGTGGGAGGGAATGGCGCGGCTGACTACAAGGGCCCCGATGCTCTGTTCGGCGGATCGAGCGGCGAGTTCGGCAAGATCGACGAGGCGGCTGAAGCAGAGAGGAAGAAGTTCGCGGCGCAGCTGCAGGCTTTGGACGAGAACCGGCGGGCCCGGCTCGACCTTGAGGCGGACTGGAACGCGCAGGAGCTGGCGCTGCGCGAGGAACACCAAGCCAACTTGGAGCGACTGGACCGCGCCCGCTGGCAAGTGGCCACCGTTGAGGCGCAATCGGCCCTTACCAGCGTCACAGAGGTGATGCGATCCAGCTTTGGCGAACAGTCCGCCCTCTACAAGGCAGCTTTTGTCGTGCAGAAGGCAGCAGCTATCGCCCAGTCTGTCATTGCGATCCAGCAGGGCATGGCCATGGCCGCGGCAAACCCGTGGCCAACCAACCTTGCCGCGATCGCATCCGTAGCAGCCGCCACCGCCGGCATCGTGTCCAACATCGCCGCAGTCGGCATGGCGCACGACGGCATCGACAGCGTGCCGGAGACGGGCACCTGGTTGCTGCAGAAGGGCGAGCGCGTCACAACGGCCTCGACCAGCGCGAAGCTGGACGCCACCCTGGACCGGGTGAACCGCGATACCGGTAACGGCGGCGGCCAAGGCGATCAGTTCCACATGAACTTCGAGGTCAACGGCAGCACGTCCGAGCGCGAGCGTCACATGCTGGATTTGACCGTGCGCCGCGCCGTCTCGGAGGCCAAGAGCCAGATCAGCGCCGACATGGCGCGCGGTACGGGCATCTCTCGCACCATGCGCGCCACCCACAACGTTGGAAGGAAGGTGCGGTAATGGCATTGATCATGCAGCCGCAGTGGCTGCCCGAGCCGCTTCGAGAGGGCTACGGGCTGCGGCACGTGTCGCCGATGAAGCGATCCACGTTCGTGAGCGGCCGGTCGCTTCCCCGTCGCGCCTACACCAGCACTCCGACGCACGTAGATGTGCGCTGGCTGCTGGACGACGCAACCTCGGCGCTCTTCGAGAAATGGTTCCAGGAAGGACTGGAGGATGGCGTGTCCTGGTTCGCGTGCCGCCTACGCACGCCCCTGGGCATGGACTATTACAAGAGCCGGTTCGTCGACATCTACGACGGCCCCACGCTCTCGGCCGGCAATGACTGGATCTACACGGCGCAGCTGGAGATGTACCAGCGCCCGTTGCTGGCTGACGGTTGGTCGGAATACCCGGAGGGGTTCCTACGGGCGGCGGTGATCGACGTGGCGGCGAACAGGGAGTGGCCCGCAGCATGAGCATTCTGGAAAGGCTCTACGCGTCAGGCGGCGCAGAGGTGGAGCACGAGACCCTGGCAATCAGCGTGGGCGGCACTACGCACTACCTGGTGAAAGGGTGGCAGGACATCAACGCAGTTCTGGAGAACGGGCAGGCGGTAACGTTCCAAGCCTGCGGTATGGACGTGGCGAAGCCTGCCCGAAACGCCGACGGTGTCCAGGACCTGCGGTTCGCGCTGAGCAACGTCAACGGCGTGGTTAGCACGGCGATCCGTGCGGCGCTAGCCGCCCGACAGCCGATGCACGTGACGCTTCGCGTGTACCTGCACAACGACCTGATGGCACCGGTGAAGAAGCCGCTTGCCATGGTGATCAAGGGCGGCCAGTGGTCGGCCACCGAAGTGCAGATCACTGCAGGCTTCATGAACATTCTCGACACGGCATGGCCGCGTGACCGCTTCACCCTCACCCAACACCCGGGGCTGCGCTACATCTCATGAACATCGATCTGGAAAAGTACCTGGACGTGGTCTGGGTCAGCGGGGGGCGGGCGTTCCCCAACCTGGACTGCTACGGGGTGGTCAACGAGGTTCGCCGCGATCTGGGGCTGGAACCGTGGGACGAGCACGACGGGGCAGCGCGGGACGAACTGCCCGAACTGGCCGCACAGGCGGCCCAGCAGCGCAGGGGCAGCGACCTGGTGGAGGGAGCAGTGGCCTTCTGCTACGAGGGCAGCATGGTGACGCACGTGGCCGTGCTGGTGCAGGTCGATGGCCGCATGTGCACCTTGGAATGCAACGAGGGCCGCAATGTGACGGTGCTGCCGGTATCGCGGTTCGAGCGCCGGTTCAACAAGGTGGAGTATTACGCGTGATCCAGGTATTCCCGTCTCGGCTGCCGGGTGAAGCGCTGGAAGTCCACCGGCACGGCCGCACGACCGTGGACGGCTGGCTGCGATCCAACATCCCCAGCTACCCCGGCGATGGCCCGCATCCCATCCATATCGAGGTGGGCGGTGCGCTGGTGCCGCCCGAGGCCTGGGCGCTCACCTGGATCGACGCTGATACCGACGTCCGGGTCTACCCGATCCCGCACTATGAGGGTGTGGCCGCGGTGGTGTACTGGGTAGTGGTGGCAGTCATGGCCGCCTACGCCATCTACATGGCGTCCAACATGCCGTCCGGGAACCGGTATGGCCAGGGCGATTCCCTGAGCCTGGACACCGCCCGGGCAAACACCGCGCGCTTGGGTAGCCCGATCCGTGAAGTGTTGGGTCGCTGCCGGGTTTGGGCCGACTACCTGGTCCAGCCCGTCTCCCGCTTCGTCGGCGGCAACACCTACCGCACGCACATGTTCGTCTGCGTCGGCAAAGGCCGTCACGTGATCCCGTTCGGGTCGGCCCGCCTGGGCAACACGCCGTTGAGTTCGTTTGGTGACGACGTGCAGATGACGATCTACCCGCCGGGGGCAGACGTCGGCGGAGACGAGCGGTCTGAGAACTGGGTGAACTCCACGGAGGTGGGTGCGACGGCGTCCGGCACGGCCGGCCTGGACCTCAGCGAGACCGCCGACACCGAGACCAGCATCAACGCGGACTCGGTAACGGTGAGCGGCAACGTCTTGACGCTCAACAACGCCACCTACACCGACGCCGACGGCAGAGAGCGGCCGGCCACGTCGGTGCCGAGCGCGTGGGTTGCTGGGGCGGTGCTGACCATCAAGGCGTCGGCCACATTCCAGGCGTCCACCAGCGGCCTCTATACGCTGATCGCCGGCAGCGCCGTCGCGGAGCTGGCGCCCTACGTGGGTATGCCCGTGCTGCTCACCTACAGCGGCGCGGACTATGCGCTGTTCGTGGCGAGCTACGCCGCAGGCACCCCCGCCGTTCCTGGCGTGGGTGGCAGCCCCTCGCGGCTGAGCGGGTCAGCGGCGGCCACTGTCTTCGACTACAGCGGCACGCCGGCCACCTTCAACGTGATCTGGCGAGGCACCACCTACAGCGTCGCTCTGGAAGCCAACTACATCACCCTGGGCGTTCTGCTCACGGCCATCAACGACCAACTGGTGGACAGCGGCCTGGTGGCCACCCAGTCTGGCGGGGTGGTGACCATTGCCGAGGCGGCAAGCCCCTACGCCGGCGGCACGATCGCCTATAGCGGTCTGCCGGTAGGGGTGTTCGGCACCAGCCCCAGCGCCGCGGCTGGGACCGCGACGACTGGTGGCACGCCTGCCACCCAGCCTCGGGTGACGTTGGCTTACGACAGCGCCACCGGCACGGCCTTCGGCGGCCTGCCGCCTGGCACGGTGTCGCTGGCGATGTCGCGCGGGCAGAGCGAATACCGCATTTCCGCCGTCTCAGGGTTGACCCTGACGGTTCAGCGCCTGACTGAGGCTGGCGTGCCCGACACCAGCTGGCCGGGCTGGACGGCCAGGACCTCGACGGACTACCGGGCAACCGGCCTCAAGGAAGGGGAGGGCTGGCTGGGCCCGTTCCTGGTGTGCCCCGATGGCGAGACTACCGACGCTTTCGAGTACGACATCAACTTCCCCGGCGGTTTGATCTGGTACACGGACAAGGGGAAGAGGCGCACCTTCACGGTGAACATCCGGGTTGCGTGGCGCGTGTACGGCTCCGGCGCCCCGTGGTCGGTGCGCTCGCACACCTACACAGAGATGTCCGAAGACGCCCTGGGCTACACCCAGCGCATCACGCTGCCGACGCCGGGGCAGATTGAGGTGAGGGTGCGGCGGGTGACTGAGCGCGGGGGCAACTCCGCACGTGATGCCTGCTACTGGCAGGGCCTGCGTGCACGCCTGGCGCAGCGCCCAACCCGCTACGCGGATCTGACCACCATCGGGCTGACCGTCACCACCGGCACGAAGCTGGCGGCCCAGAGCGACCGCCGGTTCAACGTGGAGGCCACCCGGCAGTACGACACCGGGACCGCCCGGACCATCAGTGGCGCCATGACGCACGTGATGCGGACCCTGGGCCTGCCCGATGACCAGGTGGACAGCGAGACGCTCGCCCACCTGGAGAACACCTACTGGACGCCGCGGGGCGAGTTCTTCGATCTCAGCGCTGAGAAGTCCGGCACCAGCGCCTTGGACATCCTGCAGATGGCTGCGCAGGCCGGCATGGGCTACTTCCTTCTGATCGATTCCATGTGCTCGGCGGGACGGGAAGGGATCAAGGCATGGCGCGGCGGAATCTCCCCGCAGCGGCAGCTCGAGCAGCTGACCACGGCGTTCTCTGCCCCGGGCCCGGACGACTTCGACGGGGTGGACATCACCTATATCGACGAGGTGACGTGGGCGCCGGAGACGGTGGAATGCCGGCTGCCCGGCGCGGACACTGCGCGCAAGGTGGAGACCTTCGAGCTGCAGGGCGTGGGCACGCGCAACCGGGCGTACCGCATCGGCATGCGGCGGCTGATGAAGCACCAGGGCCAGCGCCTGACCTACACGACGAAGACCGAGATGATGGGCCTGGTGTACCAGTACGGGGACCGGGTGAAGCTGTTCGACGACATTCCCGGGTCCAGCACGACCAGCACCATGATCGAGGCTGCCTACATCGAAGGCACGCGGCTGGTGGTCGAGGTAGGCGAATACCTGGATTGGTCGCTGGCCGCCCCGCGCTGCCTGATTCGGTTCCAGGACGGCTCGCTTTCGGCGGTCATGGTGCCCACCCGGATCGACGACCACCGACTCAGCATCGCCGCGTCGGCGCTGCCGGCCGAGCACGCATACAGCACTTGGATCATGGATGACCCGGCCATTGACCCGCCGGAACTGATCTTCTGCGACAGCACGCGCGCTGGGTACGACGCAGTGCTGAGCGAACTGAACCCGGGCGACGACGGATCGGTCGAGTTGACCGCGCTGCAGTACGACCCCGCTTTTTACCAATACGACGACGCCAACGCGCCGTAGCGCCACCGGAGATACACCCTGATGACCAGATACAACACCGGCAACCCGGTGGGCTCGAGCTCGCCCCTGGACCTGTACGACAATGCAGAGAACCTCGACGCGGGCATCAACGGTGCAGCGTTCACGTGGACCGATCGACTTGGCCGTGCGCGTCGCAGCTGGAACGGAATTCTCTCGGATTTCGACCAGTTCGTCAGCGCCAACGGCCTCAAACGATATGCGTCCTGGGCCGCGCTGCAGGCTGATACGACTCGTGGCGTCGGCTTTGCCGCTGACGTGATCAACGATCCGGGCACACACGTAGATCCGGTGTCCGGGCAGTCCGTGAGCAACAGCGGGCAATATCGATGGAGCGGCACCGCCTGGCAGTGGCTGCGGGCAGACACCATTGCCGAGAAGGCTAGTCGAGATTCCGTGGCTGCCTTGGGCTACTTGCTGGGCGATACGGGGGATTTGGAGAGCGCCGTGCTTGGGTCGACCACGGCAGCCGGCGGCCCGGCGGTGGCCACCTCTATGTTCGGCAACGCTGTGCCGCTCCCCTTCCGCGCGCTGCTGCTGAGGATCTCCGCTAGGTTCCTGGGTGCCGCGTCCGGGCAGTTCCACGTGCTGTCGCCGCGCGCAAATGGGGCCGGCACGTACACTGCAGCCATCTTGCCTGTCTCCATTACCTCCGCCGGTGTTGTGACCATCTCCCCCGAGTACACCGCCGACGCTGGTTCCTACGTCGTGTATAAGCCGATTTCCGGCGTGAACATTTGCTTTGACGAACCCGGTGGCACGCCGCCAGGCTCGGCCCGCTGGCTGGTAGGTGACTCGGTGAACGTTGGCGACATCCAGGGCTCACCGGTGATTGGCCCCGCAATTCGCATATCGCTTCGCGTTGACTACCAAGGACAGGAGTCGCCGCCTCTGGCGGAGCGTGTCGAGCGCGCGGAAACCGCGGCGTCGAGCGCCGAAGCAAATGCGACCCTCGCGTCCCGATACTTGGGACTTGAGGACGTCGACGCCAGTATCGTGCCGCTGGGCTCTGTCTCTGCGACCTACACCGGCAATGCGAACGTCGCCAACGGATACGGCATCGCAGAGCCCTCACCGGGCGGCTACATGAGCCAGGTGCAAGCGGTGTTCGCCGGCGCGGGGCAAGCCATCATCGAGGCGCAGGATGCGAACAAGGTGGTGATCGCGCGCCATCAGGTGGAGTTTGGGAACGGAACCAACACGTGGCGGGCAGGCGAGAGCTTCCCGCAGACGTTTGTTCCTGCAGGCGGCCATGTGTATATGCGTTCGGTCATCGGTAACAACGTGAGGTACGACGGGTCAGCGGGTGCTGGCCCGGGCCTGTCTACCACCGGGTTCACCCAGGCAACGGGGCTGGGGCAGGTCCAGGAATGGCAGGTGTCGCCGATCAATGTGGCGATGCGCGTGGAGTTTCAGGTGCTGTCGAAGACCCTCGCAGATGTACTCGAGCCGGTCGTGGCGCCGACGCTTATCGACGAGCGCTTCAATGGCTCGGCCGCCGGCTGGGTACTCAATGGCGCGGCGCTGGCGGGCGGGGCACTGGTGAGCCAGGCATCATCCACCTGGGCCAGCAAGAGTTACCCCGCGTTCTACGGAAAGTCGCAGTTGAGCCGGCGCACCCTGTCGGCAGTGGCCGACATCGTTGCTGCGGACCAAGTGTGGGGTCTCGGCTGGATCCGCGAGGCCAGCGGCACCGTGCTGGACACGCCCGCCGCGATCGTAGACGGCGTGACCGGGCAGCTGCGGGTCTATCGCTGGGATGGGACCACGACCCCACCCGCAGCGGTCGCCGAGACTGCGGTTCCGTGGCCTTTGACTGGCTCGCGAGTTCGTCTCGACGTAAAACGTGTGCGCTTTGCCACTTACATCACCTTGACCAACCTGATTAGCGGCCAGAGCGTTCAGCTGGTTCTGGACTACGGGGCAGGCACTGGGGCGAACAGCGGTAGGCCGTGGGGCACGCCGTGTGTGGTCTTCCCCGGCACCACCGCCGGCGGCGTGAAGGTGGACCGCATCCGGATGGTTGCTGACTACCCGTTTCCCACTGCACGCGCCGCCCGCGTGCTGTTGATGGGCGACAGCATCACCGAGGGCTCGCAGATCGGCGCCGCCAACTATGGCAAGACCTGGTCATACATGCTGGAGGACGAGCGAGTTGCCGCCGGAGCGATCGATACCGCAGTCATCGCCCGAGGCGGTCAGCGCGCTGATCATCTCCGTGCTGCCGCCGGTGAGGCTATGGGGCTGTGCGATCGAAACACCGTGGTGGTGATTCTCATCGGAACCAACGACGCCCTGGCTGGCCTCACCAGGGCAACGTGGCGGGCGAACGTTGAGGCGCTGCTGAGCCAGCTGCGCCGTCGCACGCTGCGCATCTCGCTTGCGTGCCTCCCGCCGCTGCCCACCGCGGCCGCCCTCCGCGCTCAGTACAACGAGGACATCCTGGGCGGGTACTTCGGCGCTGACCTGCTTCCGCCTGTGCGCTTCGATCTGGCGCTGTCGGACGTCAACGATGGGGCGGCTTGGTCGGCTGGCATGCAGATCGGAGACAACGTGCATCCCAACGTCGCTGGCAATGCAGCGATGCTGGCGCGCGTGAAGCTGGATCTGCCCGAGGTGGTTGAGTAAGTCAGGCAACCTGCTCCAGCAGGGCGGGTTGGTTGTTGCGAGGCGCATTCACCTCGCGGCTGACGCGGTAGGCCTCCATGGCCGGGGGCTCACTGGCCAGCAGCATCGCCATGGCATCGTCAGGCGATGCGGAGATCCATTCGTTTGCCTGGCTGGGCGACAGCCACACCGGCATGCGGTCGTGGATATCGGCAGACACGCCGCTGCTGTCGCCGGTGATCACGGTGAAGGTGCCCTTATTTTCCGGGTCGAGTAGGGGGCTTTTGTCTTCCCACAGGCCGGCCGCCCAGAGCGGCCCGGCCGCGTGGATGAACCACGGGTCCTTCCCCTGGTCATCCGGATTGACCGACCATTCGTAGTACCCGGCCATCGGGATCAGGCACCGATGCTTCTTGAACGCAGATCGAAACGCTGGCTTAGTGGCCACCGTCTCGATGCGGGCATTGATGGTCGACCCCTGTAGGTTCTTCCCCTTCGCCCAGAACGGCAGCAGGCCCCAGGCCAAGCGCTGCAGCTGCAGGCCTTCGCCCCGGTCCAGGACAACGGCCGCGCGCTGGGTTGGCGCCAGGTTGTAGCTGGCCGGCATCGACAGCAGGTCGCCCACCAGCTGGGGGAAGCCCAGGCTGGCGGCATCTCGGATCGGGGTCTGGACGAATCGGCCGCACAT